CTTCCGATCTCCAGATCCGGACGCGTTCGTTTCAGTCAAGCTGGCATAACTTTCCCCAGTGGCCCTGTTGGGCCACATTTCTGGAGTATTTCACATGACAGAAAAAGAAACCCTTATCGCCCGACTGAAAGAGCTGGGCGTAAAGCTTGATCGTGAGGTCAACGTCACAGGCACCATCCAGGAGCTTACGTTACGTATTTCTGAGCTCGAAGAGGAACTCGACGAAGACGGAGAAGAGGGCGCTGAGGTGTCCGTTGCCAGCACTGCTGCTATCAGCACCTCGGGCCAGCCCGGCCCAGAGAACACCTCTGGCTCTATTACCGAGAATCCTGCGTCAAATGAGCCCGGCGAGCTGGTGGCGGTTGAAACACTGGTGACCTTGCACATTGATGCACTTCACGCCACACGCAACGAGTCCCTCTCTATTGTTGAGCCTGGTGTCGTTATTCGCGTGACCGACGCGGAGGCTACCGCACTGATTTCTCAGGGGCTGGCCCGGGAAGTCTGACAGGGGGCCTAATGGCTGATTTCGATAATCTTTTTGATGAAGCGATGGCGCGCGCGGATACCACTATACGTGGAGTGATGGGCGCAGAGGCAAGGATAACCTCTGGATCTTTATCCGGCGTCACGCTCCGCGGGGTCTTTGACGATCCAGAGAACATCGGTTTCGCAGAAGCGGGGATCAGAATTGACGGAACCAAGCCGACGTTTTTTGTGAACTCATCGGATGTAAGCGGGCTGGAACGTCTGGACACGCTGAAGGTAAACGGGCGTGAATTTTGGGTTGATCGCGTGGGCCCGGATGATTGCGGTTCCTGCCATGTATGGCTGGGTAGTGGATCACCTCCCGGCGGATCGCGGCGTCGTTAAGGAGCATTCATGTCGATAAAAGGTCTTGAGCAGGCGATTGCTAACCTGGATGGCCTGGACAGAAATATGGTTCCCAATGCCAGCGCATGGGCTGTGAACCGGGTTGCTGCTAATGGCGTCTCGGTTGCCGTCCGAAGAGTGGCGAAAGAAACGGTAGCCGGAGATAACCGCGTGTCGGGGATACCTGTAAAGCTGGTCAGACAAAGGGTGAGAATCAACAAAGCCTCGGCGTCAGGGCACTCAGCGGCCCGAATTAAGGTTAACCGGGGCAACCTTCCCGCCATCAAACTCGGTGCCGCGCAGGTCAGGGCTACGAACAGAAAAGGTCCGCTGGTTCGAAAAAGTAGCGTGCTGAGAATTGGCCGTTATGTTTTTCGCGACGCCTTTATCCAGCGCCTGGCGAACGGCCGCTGGCACGTCATGAAGCGCATTGCAGGAAAAAGTCGTTATCCCATCGACGTGGTCAAAATCCCATTGTCCGCGCCCCTCACTACTGCTTTCGAAGCAGAGAAGAAACGCATGCTTGAAGAGGAAATGCCAAAACAACTTGGCTATGCCCTCAGGCAACAACTGAGGTTGCATCTGACACGATGAAACACACTCTCATTCGCCAGAAAATTATTGATGTGCTTGAAGAGGCCATCGGGATCGACGTCATGTTTTTTGACGGGCGCCCGGCTGTCATTGAGGAGGAGGATTTTCCTGCCGTCGCGGTCTATCTGACCGATGCGGAGTATACCGGCGAAGAACTTGATGCCGATATGTGGGCGGCAACGCTACATATCGAGATCTTCCTGTCCTCGCAGGTACCAGATTCCGAACTGGATGAATGGATGGAAAGCCATATCTATCCGGCCCTCGCTGATGTTCCCGACCTCGATTCACTGTTAACGCTCATGGTTCCACAAGGCTTCGATTACCAGCGCGATGATGCGATGGGGCTGTGGACCTCCGCCGATATGAAATATTCAATCACTTACGAAATGTGAGGAAAACATGCCAACACCAAATCCACTTGCTCCTGTAAAAGGCGCCGGTACCACCCTCTGGCTTTACACCGGAACGGGCAACGCTTTCGCTAACCCACTCTCTGATATCGACTGGAATCGCCTGGCGAAAATCAAAGAACTTACGCCGGGCGAAATGACCGCCGAATCGTATGACGACACTTACCTCGACGACGAGGATGCCGACTGGAACGCGACGGCCCAGGGGGCAAAATCTGCTGGCGATACCTCGTTCACCCTCGCCTGGAAACCGGGCGAAGAAGGGCAAAAAGACCTTGTCGCATGGTTTATTGATGGCTCAGTACGCTATTACAAAATCAAATACCCGAACGGTACCGTCGACGTTTTCCGTGGCTGGTGCAGCAGCCTTGGTAAAGCCATTCCGGCAAAAGAGGTCATTACCCGTACAGCGAAAATCACCAATACCGGCAAGCCGGAGCTGGCTGAAGAAAGCGGGACCCCGAATATCCCCGTGACCGGCGTTACGCTCGATAAAGCCACGGCAAGCGTGGTCGTGGGCGCAACCACAACGCTCAATGTGACGGTTAACCCTGCCAGTGCCTCAGATACCTCGTTCCGCGTGGCAACCTCCGATGGGGCAAAAGCAACGGTCACCGTTAGCGGCAACGCGATCACCGTCACCGGCGTGGCGGCAGGCACCGCTGACGTTATTGTTATGACCAGCGATGGTAATTTCGTTGCGGTCTGCAAAGTCACCGTAACTGCAGCGTAAGGAAGGACGCATGTTTCTGAAAAAAGAGAAGTTCACCTGGCAAACAGAATCCCTGACCATCTTCGAGCTGTCGGCGCTGCAGCGTATTGAGTACATCACGTTTATGGCCGCAGAGGAAAAGGCCGTCAGCGCTGACAGCGACGGCATCAGCGATCAGGAAATGACGGCCAGGCTGATTGGCTCAAATATTCGCTGCGGTGCGCGTTTGATCGCGATGTCTTTGTGGCATAACGATCCGGCTGGCACGGATGTGGAGACGCTTTATCAGCAGGTGCTTAGCGGCTGGCCGCCGGAGGCGATCGGTAAAGCAGAAATGGAAATAAAGCTGCTCTCCGGCATGCTCGTTCCGGTTGATGATGACAACGTTGCCGATCCGGATGCCTCCGCGGAGGCCGAAAGCGCTGAACCCGTTACGGCGGAAAAGCCCTTGCCAGCGAGCTGAAGTTTGTCCTGAATCTGGCGCGCGAGTTCGGGCGACCCGACTGGCGCGCCATGCTGGCTGGAATGACTTCCAGTGAGCTGGGCGACTGGCACCAGTTCTACCGGGAGCATTATTTTCAGGACGCGCAGCTCGATGCGCATTTCTCAGAGCTGCTTTATTCCATCTCCACTCTTTTCTTCCGCGACCCGGAACTTACCCCCGCACATTTCAGCCTGCTTTCTCCTTCGGATGTCGTCATCAGCGATGACGAGCCGGATGATGACACGCTGATGACCGCCGCTGAGGGGATCACAGGAGGTATCCGATATGGCCCAGCAGATTAGCGATCTGGTTATTAAGCTGGATGTTGACCGCGCAACCTTCAGCGAGCAGGTCGCCCGAATCAAAGGGCAACTGACAGGAATGGCGGATGAGTCTGATAAAGTTCAGGCGCGAATGCAGCGTGCTGCGGACCGTCAGAGCGCTGCACTAAAGAGCGTGGGCGACGCTGGCGCGGCGGCCGCCGCAGACATGAAAGCCCGTCAGTCAGCCGCAACGGAAGGGCTGACAAAAGACTGGCAGAACGTTTCAAGGTCCGTTGATGAAACTCATCGCCGCGTGACCGAACTTAACCAACGCATGCGTGAGAATGACGGGCAGGCTGCAGCGCTTGCCCGCCGACAGGATGAACTGGCGGCATCATTTTTCCGCCAGATTGACGGCGTTCGCCAGCTCAATGGTGAAACACAGTCGCTTGCGAACGTGCAGGCGCGCTTTCGCGCAGCCAGGGCACAGGGCAACATCACCCAGCAGGATTATCTCGCCCTTATTTCCCGCACCACGGCCCGGCAAAAAGAACTGCAGATCGTGGAGGAAAAATCGGCCGCAGCGCGCACGCGATTCCTCAGCCAGCTGAAGCAACAGGTTGCAGAGCAAAAGCTATCCGGTACCGAGCTGCTGCGCATGAAGGCGGCGCAGGTCGGTGCCAGCGATGCGGCTGAGGTCTATATCCGCAAGCTTGAAGCTGCCAAAGTGGCCACGCACGGTCTGGGGCTGCAAAGTGCTGCTGCCCGGCAGGAACTGGGGGTGCTTATCGGCGAGGTAATGCGCGGTAACTTTGGTGCGCTGCGCGGCTCCGGGATCACGCTGGCGAACCGGGCAGGGTGGATTGACCAGCTGCTGTCGCTGCGCGGGCTTGGGATCGCCGGCCTGGTTGGTGGGATTGCCGCGGCGGTATTCGGGCTGGGTAAGGCCTGGTATGACGGCAGCAAAGAGTCTGAGGAATTTAACAGGCAGCTGATCCTGACCGGGAACTACGCGGGGAAAACGTCAGGGCAGCTTCAGGCGCTGGCGCGCTCGCTGGCCGGTAATGGCATCACGCAGCATGCCGCTGCAGGCGTGCTGGCGCAGGTCGTTGGAAGCGGCGCGTTCAGCGGGAATGACGTCAGCATGGTCAGCAACGTTGCCGCCAGGCTGCAGCAGGCTACCGGGCAGGCCGTTGACGAAACCATAAATCAGTTTAAACGACTGAAGGATGATCCGGTTAACGCGGTCGCTACGCTCAACGATTCCCTTCACTTTCTGACGGCCACCCAGTATGAACAGATAGCTTCTGCTCAGGCGCTGGGGGATTCGCAGAAAGCTGCCGGGCTGGCCATGCGGGCATATTCCGACGCGGTCATTCAGCGCGCCGGGGCGGTCGAGGATAATCTTGGCTCCCTCGAAAAAGCCTGGAACTGGGTGAAGAATGCCGCCTCCGGTGCGTGGGATGCGATGCTGGGCGTCGGGCGTAATCCTGACACCGCGATGAAGCGCCAGGACTCTTTTGCTGAATGGCAGGCAGCAGAGAAAGAGTACCGCGCGCTGTCCAGCAATCTTAAGGTCGACCCGGATTATGCCGGTAACAACGTTCTGCAGAAAGCAGATGCGGAAAGGCTGAGAAACGCGCGCCAGCAGGTGGAGCTGAAAAAGCAGGCTTACGATCTTGCCGATCAGCAATACGCCCAGGAAGGGCTGGCAGCCGCGCGGGAAAAAATGCGAACGGACCAGCAGGCTCAGGCAATCCGCAGCCAGCAGCAGTTTAACCAGCTGGTGGAGTCCGGCGCGACGGCGGCAGAAAAGCGGGCTTCAGCAGAGAAAAAGCTCAGTCAGCTTATTGAGAAAAACCGCCAGGATGCGAAAGACGGTGTCGCCACGCTGTGGAATGAAAAGGACATTGCCGCGGCCCGCGCCGGGATTGAAAAGCAGTGGAAGGATCCAAAAACGCCGAAAGGCAAAAGCTACTCAACGCCCGCCGGGGACAAAGCCGAGGAAAAGGCGCAGGCCGAACTTCTCACCCTTCAGGCCCAGCTTAAAACGCTTGAGCAGCATACCAGCGTGAACGACGTCATAAGTAAACAGCGTCAGGATCTCTGGCAGACTGAAAATCAGTTCACCGTTCTGCAGGAGGCCGCGGGGCGTCGTCAGCTTACGGCGCAGGAAAAATCCCTGCTGGCGCACAAGGAAGAAACGCTCGAGTACAAGCGGCAGCTGGCCGACCTGGGTGATAAGGTTGCCAGCCAGCAAAAGCTCAACCAGCTGGCCGATCAAGCCGTGAAGTTTGAGCAGCAGCAAAAAGCCGCCAGGGCGGGCCTGCAGGCTCAGTCTGAGGGGGTATCCACCCGGGAAGCCGGGCGACAAACTACGCTGCAGCGTCTCACCGAGAGCTATTCCTACAATCCTCAGGCACAGCAAAAGGTTCTCGAAGAGCAAAGGGCAACGTTTGAGGCAGAAGATGCCCTGCGCGCAAACTGGCTGGCCGGTGCTAAGCAGGGCTGGGCTGAATATCAGGATTCAGCGACAAACGTCTTCAGCTCGGTACAGCAGATTTCGCAGGCAACGTTCAGCGGGCTGGCGGGTCAGCTTACCAGCCTGACGACAACCGGGAAGGCGAGCTTCAGGGACTTCACCAGCTCGATCCTTAAAATGATTGTCTCCGTTATCAACCAGCTGCTGGTGGCCTACACCATCCAGAGCGCAATGGGCTGGGTGAGTGGCGGTACCAATACAGCATCTGCAGGTCAGTCATTTTCGGTACCGTCTTTCCGCCCTGCGGGCTTTGACGCAGGCGGCTTTACCGGGCACGGCGGCAAGTACGAGCCAGCCGGTATCGTTCACCGCGGGGAGTTCGTCTTCACCAAAGAGTCAACCAGCCGCATCGGCGTGGCCAATCTTTATCGGCTGATGCGAGGGTATGCCTCCGGTGGTCTGGTCGGCGGGGGGAGCGCAGCAGCTTCTGGTATCGGTGGGATTAACGTTTACGCACCCGTTTCAGTGACTACAGCGCAGTCTAACGATACGAAGCAGCAACAGAGTGGCGATGGTGCACTTGCTCAGGCTTATCAGAAAGTGGTTGATCGTTCGGTCCGCGAGGGCATCGCGCGCGAAACAAGGCCTGGGGGAATCATCTGGAATGCCACTAAACAGAGGTAAATGATGGCCATAGAGCATTTTGCATGGAAGATTCAGGCAGCAAGCCAGCCCACTCTGAGCAGCAAAGATACAGTCAGAACGGCGCAGTTCGGTGATGGGTACAAGCAGGTAAGTGGTTCTGGCCTGAACGATGAGGTTCTAAATTATGCCTTTTCTTTTACTGGCGATCCGGTAATAGCCAGAGAGATTCATTCATTTCTGCGGAGGCATAAAACCAAGTCTTTCACATTCACTCCACCTGGTGGTGATTTAGCCCTCTGGCGTGTTGAGGCTGACAGCCTTCAGCGAGTCACCCTGAATAAAAAAGTGGAAACCGTAACCGCAACGTTTGAACAGGCATTTACACCATGAGCCTTAATGCTGATTATCAAAAACTCGAGCCGGGCAATGAAGTCCGGCTTTTTTCTGTCGATGGTACGGCCTTCGGAATGTCAGATGTGCTTTTCTTCCATGCGCATAATATCGCGCATACACCAGAAGAGATTGATGCTGCTGGTGGGGATGAAAGTAAACTGCCTGCGAAATCCATCTGGTGGCAGGGGCAGGAATATAAAGCGTGGCCCTGCCAGATTGAGGGGATTGAGGTTTCCACCAGTGGGAGCAGCGCGCAGCCTAAATTATCGGTTGCTAACCTCGACAGCTCTATAACTGCGCTCTGTCTTGCCTATGATGATCTGCTGCAGGCGAAGGTCACGATCCATGATACGTTGGCCAGCTACCTTGATGCCCGAAATTTTCCAGGCGGGAACCCCACGGCAGACCCTACGCAGGAAAAGGTGAAAGTATTTTACATTGATGCCAAAAGCGCAGAGACAAACGAGGCCGTGGAATTCACACTTTCAAGTCCGATGGACCTGCAGGGACTGATGATTCCGACGCGTCAGCTGCATTCGCTCTGTACCTGGTGCATCCGGAACAAGTATCGCACCGGCGACGGCTGCGACTATGCCGGGACCAACTATTTCGACAAAAACAATAACCCGGTCAGCGATCCGTCCCTGGATGAATGCAGCGGCACTCTGACGGCCTGCAAACTTCGGTTCGGCGAAAATAACGAACTCTCGTTTGGTGGCTTCCCGGGGACGTCTTTGATCAGGAGCTGATATGCGACAGAAAACCATTGATGCCATTATGGCGCATGCTGCAGCTGAATATCCTCGTGAGTGCTGTGGCGTCGTGGTGCAGAAAAGCCGCGTTGAACGTTATTTTCCGTGCCGTAATCTTGCAGCGGCGCCAGAGGACAATTTTGTCCTTTGTCCGGAAGATTACGCAGCAGCTGAAGGCTGGGGAACTGTGATTGCCATCGCTCACAGTCACCCTGATGCCACGACGCAACCAAGCGAACTGGATAAAGCGCAATGCGATGCAACGCTTTTACCCTGGCACATCGTGAGCTGGCCGGAGGGGGATTTACGTACCATTCAGCCGCGCGGAGAACTGCCGCTGCTGGAGCGTCCCTTTGTGCTTGGTCACTTTGACTGCTGGGGTCTGGTCATGAGCTATTTCCGGCAAACCCACGGTATCGAGCTACACGACTATCGGGTTGACTATCCCTGGTGGGAAAAGGGCTATTCGGACAACTTCTATCAGGATTGCTGGTACGAGTGCGGTTTCAGAGAGTTCGACGGACCACCGAGGCCAGGCGATATGGTGATCATGCAGGTCCAGGCCGAAAAGTGGAATCACGCGGGGATCTTGCTTGAAGGAAACATGCTTCTGCACCATCTCTACGGACATCTGAGCCAGCGAGTACCGTATGGTGGTTACTGGCAGGAACGGACGATGAAGATTCTACGTTACAAATCTCTATGCTAACCTTTACAAAATTTCAAAGGAGCATGAAAATGAAAAATCTACTCTTTACGCTGGTCATTGCATTGGCTGGCTGCTCTGTAAATTCCCTCGAATCTCAAAAGCCTATTTTCTCTGAGCATACATCCAAGAGCACCGATCAGGTTAACAGATGCCTAGCCCCTAAATGGGTGGAACTTCGTTCTTCAAGCTCCAGCATACCCACTGAGTCAGGTTACAAAATAACAGCATCAGACGATATATTCGGTGCTCTTTCAGTTGTAAATATCGATAAATCACAAAACGGCGGAAGCGATATTAAAGTTTATGCCGTCGCAAAAGGATGGAACGATCACTGGGCTATGGCCGCCAGATCATGCCTTTGATAAGACATAAATAAGACAAGCCACCTAAGGGTGGCTTTTTTTATGGAGAAAGAAAATGTGTGAGGTCATGACCCGCATTGAACTCGGCGGTGTTTTGGGTAAAACCTATGGAAAGGTCCACCACCGACTAATTCGTACTACCGCAGAGGCAATCAACTCTCTCACAAAAACAATAAACGGGTTGGAGAAGTTTTTAATAACAAGTAAAGCCAGAGGGCTAACTTATGCCGTCTTTAAGGATAAGAAAAATATCGGAAAAGACGATTTTGGTTTTCCCGTGACTGGTGAAGTTATTCGAATTGTTCCCCTGGTGATTGGAAGTAAAAAAGCGGGGGTATTACAGACAATTCTCGGTGCTGTGCTTGTAGTTGTTGGGGTTGCAGTAGGTTATCTCTCCGGTGGCACATTATCAGCTGTGGGGTATGGTGCTGCAAAATTAGGTGCCGCAATGATGCTTGGAGGTGTTGTTCAAATGCTATCACCTCAGCCAACGGGATTGGCCAGCAAACAAAGCTCGGATAATCGCGCCTCATACGCATTCGGGGGAGTGACAAATACTGCTGCTCAGGGCTACCCGGTACCGCTACTTTATGGTCGCCGGCGAATCGGCGGAGCGATTATTTCAGCCGGAATTTATGTCGAAGATCAGCAGTAGATAACAAACCTTTTTTCAGGCCACCTTCGGGTGGCTTTTTTATGGGCGCAATATGGCTACAGAAAAAGTGTTAAAGGGCCGCAAGGGCGGCAGTTCCAGTTCCCGAACCCCTACTGAACAGCCAGATGATCTTCAATCTGTAGCGAAGGCTAAAATCCTCGTTGCGCTTGGGGAAGGGGAGTTTGCAGGGCAGCTAACCGGCAAAGATATCTACCTGGACGGAACGGCGCTGGAGAACTCCGACGGCTCACAAAACTTCAGCGGCGTGACGTGGGAGTTTCGCGCGGGAACGCAGGCACAAAATTACATTCAGGGCATTCCCGGTACCGAAAACGAAATCAGCGTGGGTACTGAAGTTTCCAGTGTTACCGCATGGACACGCACTTTCACTAACACCCAGCTATCGGCAGTACGCCTGCGTCTGAAATGGCCGTCTCTGTTTAAACAGGAAGATGATGGGGATTTGGTCGGCTATTCGATCAACTATGCGATTGACCTGCAGACTGACGGCGGAACATGGCAGACGGTACTCAATACCAGCGTGACCGGGAAAACAACCTCTGGTTACGAGCGTAGCCACCGAATTGATTTACCTCAGGCTGGCAGTACCTGGACCATCAGACTGCGTAAAATTACAGCCGATGCTAACAGCGCGAAGACTGGCGACACGATGACACTGCAGAGCTTCACTGAGGTGATTGACGCCAAGTTACGTTATCCAAACACAGCGCTGCTCTACATCGAATTCGACTCCAGCCAGTTTAACGGCTCTATCCCTCAGATCTCCTGCGAGCCCCGCGGACGCGTAATCCGCGTGCCAGATACTTACGACCCAGAAACCCGTACCTACAGCGGCACATGGACCGGTGTGTTTAAATGGGCATGGACGGACAATCCCGCGTGGATTTTTTACGATCTGGTTGTTTCTGAACGGTTCGGCCTCGGCCACCGCTTAACAGCTGCTAACATCGATAAATGGACGCTTTATCAGGTTGCCCAGTATTGCGATCAGATGGTACCTGACGGCAAAGGGGGTAACGGTACCGAACCGCGTTATACCTGCAACGTGTACATTCAGGACCGGAATGATGCTTACACAGTCCTCCGCGATTTTGCTGCCATCTTCCGTGGCATGACCTATTGGGGCGGGGATCAGATTGTGGCCCTGGCAGACATGCCGCGCGATGTAGATTACAGCTATACGCGCGCTAACGTTATTGAAGGGCGTTTTACCTATTCGAGCAGTACCACGAAAACCCGCTATACCACGGCGCTGGTGTCATGGTCCGATCCGGGCAACGCCTACGCCGATGCTATGGAGCCCGTATTTGAGCAGGCGCTGGTTGCGCGGTACGGTTTTAACCAACTGGAAATGACCGCCATCGGCTGCACCAGACAGTCAGAGGCGAACCGAAAGGGGCGCTGGGGCATTCTCACCAACAACAAGGATCGTGTTGTTTCGTTTGATGTCGGTCTGGACGGAAACATACCACAGCCGGGGTACATCATTGCCGTGGCAGACGAGCTGCTGTCCGGAAAGGTTATGGGTGGCCGCATCAGTGCCGTAAACGGTCGCGTTATCAAACTTGACCGCGTTGCTGATGCAGAAGCTGGTGATCGCCTGATTCTCAACCTTCCCTCAGGAGCGTCACAGAGCAGGACCATTCAGGCTGTGAACGGCCAATCAGTCACAGTCACTACTGCATACAGTGAGACCCCACAGACCGAAGCTGTTTGGGTGGTTGAATCTGACGAGCTTTACGCGCAGCAGTATCGTGTTGTCAGCGTTTCTGATAACGATAATGGCACTTTCTCGATTACCGCCGCATGGCACGACCCGGATAAATATGACCGTATTGATACCGGAGCCATCATTGACCAGCGGCCGGTGAGTGTGATCCCGCCGGGTAACCAGTCGCCGCCTTCGAACATCGTGATCAGCTCGTTTTCCGTGGTGCAGCAAAATATCAGCGTTGAGACCATGCGCGTGAGCTGGGACCAGGCGCAGAACGCTATCGTCTATGAAGCGCAATGGCGCCGCAATGACGGGAACTGGGTTAACGTGCCGCGCAGCTCCACCACGTCATTCGACGTCCCGGGGATTTACGCCGGACGCTATCTGGTGCGCGTGCGTGCTATCAATGCCGCTGAAATTTCCTCAGGATGGGGATATTCGGAAGAGAAGACACTGACGGGCAAAGTAGGAAACCCACCTAAGCCAGTAGGATTCACGGCCACGGGTATTAACTGGGGCATTCTTCTTAACTGGGGCTTCCCGGCAAACACTGGCGATACGCTAAAAACGGAAATTCAGTATACCGCCAACAGTGACTTTTCGGATCCACTCCTGCTCTCAGACGTGCCTTATCCATCTGCGGAATATACCCAGCTCGGCCTTAAAGCCGGGCAGGAATTCTGGTACCGCGCGCAGCTGGTCGACAGAACAGGTAACGAGTCCGGATATACCGACTGGGTAAGGGGTATGTCAAACGATAACGCCGATGATTATCTGGGGGATATCGCAGACGATTTTCTTACCTCTGCTGATGGGGATCGCCTCACTGGAGACATCGATACCAACATTGAGGGAATTCTGCAGAACGCCCTGGCGAACCACGGAACAGTTGAGCATCAGTGGGCACAATACGGGGAAGTGCGTGCCGATATTCTGGTTGTAAAAACGACTATTGCTGAAGTTGATAAGGCAATGGCTGAAATGTCCACTCAAGTGCAGGCGCAGTTTAACGATGTGACGGCAGCTCTTGAAGACAAGCTGACTGCAGTCGTTGACGCCACCGGCGCATCAGCCATTTATACGCTGAAAACGGGGGTCAGGATTAATGGCGTAATGTACAACGCAGGGATGTCGATTGCCGTTCTGGCGGAGGCAGGGAAACCGGTAATAACCAGGGTTGGCTTTAACGCTAATCAGTTCGTTCTGATGAGCGGCAGCGGTGACAGTCAGTATTCACCCTTCGCGGTGGTTAATGGTCAGGTCTTTATCAGCTCAGGTTTTATTCAGGATGGCACGATCACGAATGCCAAGATTGGCAATGTCATTCAGTCGAATAATTACAGTGCGGGCACAGCAGGCTGGGCTATCAATAAGAATGGTTCTGCTGAATTCAATAATGTGACGGTTCGTGGCGGGGTTTATGCCCAAAATGGTCAGTTTGGATTTACCAACTCAACTGGAGGCGTCACGATCAATAACAACGGTGTCACTGTCAGTTTGTCGAACGGCGGACGCATTGTTCTGGGAGAATTTTGATGGCCAGGGGGCTTTATATTGATTTGAATGACGGGCGTCCCGCAATGACCATCACTGCCGGAATGAAATGTCCGTCGTATGGCGGGGAGGCGGTAGAGGCATGGGGCCAGCAGACCATGACTGTTCAGGGCTTTGTTGCCGGGGCGACCCCATTTTTCATTCCATCAAACTCGGTTGTGAATGTGACTCGCTCGCCGAATCTGATCACAACGATTATGGTTCTTGACGGGATAACCAATAACGGCAACGGAACCCTGACTCAGAGAGTCTGGTCATCAGATGGTTGGGGGAAAGATAAAACATTTCCCGGCACAGTCTGGCAGATTTTACCGGCAGGGCAGAGTGGAAACCGTGGTTTGCTCATTGAGGACTCGACAGACTTTATTGCGATCACTGATGTCAGCCGCGTTGCTTCCTGTGTTTTCAGTGGGACGGTCAATGTAAATGGTACTTACACGCTTCCGGCCAAAGGGCTCGTTTTTGCCCGCTGGAATGACAGCGCAGCTACGCTTGAATGTGATGGCAATAATATTTACTCCCGGCAGGATTATACGGGCTATGACGATATTGCCCGTTCTGTAAATGTCGATATTGCAATTTTTGCGGTTCAGGCACCTGTACCGGGGAGAGGATTAAATTTCATCAACGCCGCTGGTCAGTGCACCTTCTCCACCACTCGCCGTCCATTTATATTCCGCAATCAGTTTTATTCACCGGGCAATAGCTGGGTCGATATTGGCA